TCAAATACTTTTTCTTTTTCATTAGCATTTCCATTTACGTAGTGCCAATGCCTTCCGCGTTGGCCGTCCCTTCTCATCTTTCATAGGTCCTTTGTTACCAGACATACGAGCGCAGAAGGAACGCTTACGTGAACCACCTTCAGGTTGTGGTGGTTTTAGGTTTGAGCCAGTTTCGTTGTTAATTTTAGCACGACCTCTAGCTGTCAAACCACCGGTACGTGATTTGTGTACACCGATCTTTAGACTAACAGAACGTGTACTACTTTTTGTAGCCTTTGCCACCTTTCTTGCCTCCGCAAGATCCTTTAGCTTTGTGCATTACCAAACTCCAGGAATAATTTGACCAGTAAAGGCATACGCTCCAAGCGCAGCCATCACGCCGAGCATGGCAAGCCTGCCATTGAGACGCTCGGCGCGTTCGTTATGGGGAAGTGAGTTTTCGTCGATGTACATACGTGGTTCAGTAGGCCAGATTTGAGTGTCGTTCATTAAAAAGAAAGTTCAGAGCGATCCAGCTTTTCCAGAACATCCGAACGGTAGGCTGGATCATTGTCGTACCGTGGATCATTCATTGCTTGAATAAGTTCTTGCTGACTGCGGAAGCCAGCCTGTGCAGCTGCAGGTTTACCTTGCAGCATTTCTCCGTCTTGGCCCATAGCGTCTGTGTATCGATAGTTTAGTGCTTGAAGTGCAAGGTTAATCTGAGCAACATTACCAGATTCAATCATCTGATCATACGCATCAATCTCAGCTTCACTGAAATTATCCTTTGCCCAATCAACCAAACTGTTGTAGGAATCTTCTCCCCCTACTGAACTGTAAATAGATGAGACTTCATCAGTAGACAACTCACGTCCTTCTGGTGCTTGACCTTCAGAACTAGCTGCTGCCATAGCTGCAAACACTTCTAGACTATCCATGTCTGAAATGTTTTTAGCAATCTCATCAGATAACTCACCTGATTCACGGATGCTTTCATAAGCATCGTCTAACCAGCTGTAGTCATACTCTTCACTTTCAGTTTCAGTTTCTGTTTCAGCTTGGGGTTCTTCAGAAGTCTCCTCCTGTCCAAGCTTTTTTTGCAGCTCAAGGTATGCAGACTCTAGCTCTTCAGTAGTTTTATACTTACCAGCTAGGCGTTGCTCTTGAGCTTGAATCATCTCTTCACCAAGGGCGAGAGACTCGGCTTCATCAGCTACCTGAGATTCCATAACCTCAGAAGTTACGCTGTTATCCGATGTAAGAATTTCTGCCATTACTCCATAGGTGGTTGTCCAGCCTGTGCTTCTAGTTCAGCAGCCAGTGCTGGGTTTTTAGATGGATCATTGATAGGTGCAGACTGCATGGCTGCAGCTTGCTTAGTCATCTCCATCTGTTGTGCTTGTTGAGCAGCAGCTTCTTGTTCTTGCTGCTGTTGATCCATAGACTTCACAAGGTTGAGCACATCAATACCTTGTGCAGCTGCCAGACGTTTGATTGCTTCGTCTGGATTCAGGTATTGCATCAGGGATTCAGGTCCAAGTGTCTGAGCAATAGTCATGATGAAGCTAGTCAAAGCTTCACGATCTTGTCCTCTACCAAGTGCATTAATACCTGCAACAATAGTAGGTTTAACTAGATCCTTAGGATAGTTTGGAAGCTCACCACTGCGTTGCATAGTTAACAACTTGCGGTTAAGATATGGCACAAGGAACTCAACAGTCAGCAAACTAAACAGTCCACCAAGTTGTTGTTCAAGTTCCAGTTGTGTAAGGCGAACCTCCTCAGCTGTAGTACGTTCTGATTGCCGTACAGTTAGCACAAGAAATGCCTCAGCGATGCGACGCTCTAACGTCTGCATCTGTTGCATTGCTGTTTGGAAGTCAGCAGTCTTACCAACTTGGACAACAGCAACATCATCAGGTCGCCCTTGAATGATAGCACCGTTGCCAGCTTTGGCTAGAGTCTGTGGTTTAGTAGTCGATGATGGTGACACTAGGAAGATCACTTTAGCAGCTGCTGCAGATCCTTCTGTGAGTGCCTGGGAAAGTGCTTCGAGTGACTTAAGATCACCGATAAACTCTTCCACTCGGCCGCGGCCATAGTTCTCTCCGTCTACTGAGTTGAACCTCAGTACCAACCATGGGGATGCATCTTTAGGTGCCTTACCCATTGACTTGGGAATGACTTTTCCGTACACCTCTTGATGCCACACCCAGCGATTGTTCTGGAGTTTGCAATGTGTATAAACTTCACACTCTGAATTGGTGTTGTAAGATTCATCACTTGTTTTAAGTGGATCCTGTACAACCTCAATGGGTAGAAGTTTTTTAGAAATAAGTTCTTTGGTTACGATCTCAATTACGTTGCCGTTACCGTCTCGTTCTACGACATAGCGGTTCAATGGATAATGCTTAATCCCCTGCTTACCCATAAACAACAGAGCGTTACCACCAACAACAAGATGTTTGATAGCTTGGTGTACGGTAACTCTATCACTGGAAGCAGCGATGGAGTCCATAACAAGACGCTCTAGTTTAGCAAAACTAAGATCAAGTTCAGAACGAATCTGTGGAGGAATCTCTTCCCCCAACTTATCATCAGAAATCTGTAACTTGAAGAAGCTGGTTTGAGGTGGCAGCAATGCAAGCATTAACTTGGATGCAAGAGTAACTACCGCCTTAGCGCCAACGCTTTGCCAAGGTTGCCTAAGTGATTTATGGGTTTGTCTAGACTCATCACGCTGGATGAGGTAAGGTAGAGTAAGCTCAGAGCACTGAACAGCCATATCTAGAAACTGCGTGCGGCCACCAGATAGCGCATCGTACCTAGATTGAGCTGACATTATGCGTACGATCCTCCCATAGGATTGATTCCACTACCGACTCCGGTTTCACCCATCGACAGTGTTTGATTAACCTGTGTCCTATCACGGATCTTACGTAGCGAAGCGATGTTACGCTTAGATTTAGTTTTAGCAGGACGCCGGATACCTTTACCTTGAGATGCTGCAGTAGCGTTAGCATCCTCAGGAGCTCTGTACTGCTGCGGTTGGGGTTTAGGTTTGGGGTGATAGAACTCCATGCTTGCACGATACAAAGCTGGATCTAATGGCTTGTGGCCGTAACGAGGACGGCCCTTCCCGTCGTAACCAATGATACTCCATGTGGAACCTTGGTACAACTCTCCTTGTGTGTAATACATTAGTCGTCAGTAATACGTTGTTTGATCCATTGAATAATGGATTGCTGACCAGCAGTAAACATGATGTGTTGGATCTTGTCTTCTGGTCCTGTGAAGGGTGGAGGAAATGTAAGTTCTAGTTCTTCCAACAGCTTCTCAGGTGTTAGAAAGTTAAGCATATTGTGGGAGGTTTTGATTAGCGTGCTCGAAGAAGGCAGGCATACGTGCTCTCCGTGTGTCAGAAAGTTCAGGTGCCTTACCCTCATACATTAGCCGATCACTGGAATCGAGCCAAAATTTTTTGTCCAAATATTTATCTTCGGATTTGCCTAGTGGTTGCATGACCCAGGCAATAGTCGCCTTACGAAGTTTATCCAAAGACGGCGAAGCTTCCACGCCAAGCTCTCTACAAACCAGAGAATTGACTCCGACGTGAATCTGTTCGTCTCTTGATATGTCTGCCGAAACTGTTCGCATCCCTGCGTCGCCATTAAACCTAAAGAAGGGTAATAGGACGAAAAAGATTGCACGCTCAGCAACCATGGCTTTAAGGATAGTGTGATCAGGATGTTCTGTCCAGGCATCACGCAGTGCGAGGGCCTCCCGCTCAGCTTTCGGATCAAGTCCCCAAGCATCGGCGACATAACCCAAAGCGAGGTCGTGCTTAATTTCGTCTTGGACATTGCTCTCCAATACTTCACGTGCGAGAAATGGAACTTCAGAGGTGAGCGCATCACGGATAAAATCTCCCACAGGTAGTTCCATATGTCGCAAGGCAAGTGCACGGCGGAGTGTCTCCTCCGCTCCCTCTTTGCAGTTGCCTTTGGTAGTAGCAACAGGTGTCCATGTCCTCTTGCGTTCTAGTAATTTTTGGTAAGGATGTTTTCTCATTCTTGACAATCACAGGTAGGTTCTTTTTCATTGAGTAAATCTGCAAGGTAATCGTCTACATCCTGTTGGTCCAGAGCAGCATACGCATCAGATTTATCTTGTGTATCGCCCATTACTTGGAGCGAATAGTATAAAGATGTCTGGGGCGATTTCAGCCACTCTTCGATAAAGGCGTTGTCATAAACAACAACATCACTCCAGCTATTGAAGCTATACCCGTGAAGAAGTCCAGTTCTATCTAACAAGGCCATCATGCCGTCAGCTACACGCTTGTATGCGTCCCAGCCAACCTCTGATGCAACCTCTACATCACCATAATTAT